CCACCCCAGCGCGGCGATCTGCGTTGTCACGAACAGCCGCCGCGTGGTCGTCTTAATGTTCTTCATCTCGTACCGCCTCCAGATGGTCAATGCGGTGGTGTGCGGACTTGGCGCTGGCCTCCACGGCAGCCAGACGGCCCTCCACCTCTGTGTTGGTCTTGCGCTGCTCTCGCTGTTCCGTCTTGATCTCGTCCGTGTTGGACTTGATGTACCCCAGCTCTGTCAAAACAGTGCCGAGCTGTTGGCCGTTGCTCCTGTCGTCTTTTCCCTTGTTGTGGGAGAAGGTGGCATAACTGATGACAGCGCCCAGCACCGTGCATACCAGTCCCACAATGATGTTCCACTCCATTGGTATCACCTGCCTTTCCCATTGAGCATATCAAAGCCCCGCATCCTTTTCGCCCCGAAGCAGATAAAAATTTGAAAGAGAGGGTCCACCTATGAAAGCCTTGGTCTATATCGTGTGCGTCGCCGTAGCAGCGATGGTGCAAACCGCCATAAGCATGAGCGGTGTACAACTCGGCGGTCTCCTTGTGGTCCTGCTGTATGGCACGGCCTTGGCTGTCGCTACCGCCGCTTGCAAGGCCATCCAGCGCAGGAAAACGCGTCCGGCCATACCGAAGGAACGATGGTACACCTGCCCGAGGTGTGGGCAGCTCGTCCCGGAGGGAAAGCCGTGTGACTGCGAAAGCCTTTCTCCCCAGCCGGGGGAGAAGTTGTGCGGCACACCGTTCATCCAGGCAGGCCAGACCCCGCCCGGAGTTGAAA